CTATGAAAATGGGTTAGTCAGGGGGTTAAGTCTGACTGCGTCATCGAGGTGTTCGGGGGCAAAATGGGCGTATCTCATGGTCATCGTAATGGAGCTGTGACCGAGGATGCGCTGTAGGACGAGGATGTTACCACCATTCATCATGAAATGGCTGGCAAACGTATGCCTCAGCACATGAGAAAGTTGACCCGTTGGCAAGGTAACGCCTGATTTTTCAGCAGCATATTCAAATGCGTCATAGCATGGCGGGAACAATTTCCCATCGGCCCGCGCCTGCTTGGGGATCTGCCCATATAACTCGGGCGAGATAGGGACTGACCGATTCCGCTTGCTCTTGGTCTGGGTGAACGTCAGCCGGTATTTGCTCACCTGGGCGCGTGTTAGCCCTTGAACCTCCGACCATCGGGCCCCGGTCGATAGGCAGAGCTTTACCACCATGGTCAGCTCCGGCACGCGGGAGTTGGCGCACGACTTGAGTAACAGGTCGATTTCACTCTTGGTGAGATAAGACATCTCACTTTCTTGTGTCTTGAACAGCCGTAACCCGACCAGCGGATGGGGATATGGCCACTCTTCCAGCCGGATCAGCTCGCCAAAGACGGCGTGGAGCAAACGCTGCTCGTTGTTGATCGTCACCACCCCCGCAGCTCTATCCCAGCACCGCCCAGGGAAGATGATCTGTCCACTCAAGCGCCCTTCACGATATGCCGCGAAATGGTTCTTGCTGAACTCCACCGCCAACGGGTTTCCCATGGCCTCGGTCATCAAGGTCAGTTTGCGATGAACCTGTGTGGCTGCGGCCAACGTCTGCCCATGCAGGCGATACCACTGCTCAATGACGTCTGACAGATGGCGCTTATCTTCCGCGACCTTATTGGTCGTCAGCCAAGGGTTGCTGTTGCTCTCTTCAAGCAACCACTTCTCCCAGACCTGCGCCTCGCCCTTGGTGGCGAACCGCTTGCGCTTGCGAGGGCCATCACGACCTTGGGGATAGACTTCGGCAAGCCAGAGTCGCGGCTTGCCGTCGTCGAGTTTTCTGACTGTCATTCAGATATGATTTCCATGATGTTCCCATCAAGATCAACCTGAGCCACGACCGTGTTTTTAACCACACCACCAAATCCGTTTTTACCGCGGAACGTGGTGGAGACGATGAGCGAATCACCGAGATCGCTGTAGGTTGTCTCGACATGCTCATAGCTATCAGGGTCATTCATACTCTTCTGAATGGCACTCTCAAGGGTACGATGAGAACCGTCCCAAGGGTTAAACTGAGCCTTGACCCTCTTTACCCGTGCCTCAATAACTGCTTTCTTGGCAAAAGCCTTGTCTTTCTCGGCCTGCTTATCCTGTTCTGATTCGTAGGGGTTTACACCAACGTAATCAATACCGGGGTATGGAAGATGCACATCATCTGGTTTGACACCGTATTTCTTGGCAAGAAAAGCCTTCAACTTCTCTTCATTCAAATCACCGTTTTTGTCCAGGTACCGACTGCGGTTCTTGATCCAGTCCCGATACACTCCCCACTCTTTTTCAGTGACGGTGACGTTGGATGCAGCCACATCCCACACAATGCCGTTGCAGTCACTGCCGGAGAAGTTGCAAGCATCTGAAAAATACGTGGCCTTGGCCAGGTTGCTGCCTTTGCCTGCAAAGAGCTTGTCATGCTCAACAAATACGGTAACAACGGGGATCCCCGTCTTTTCAAAGATATCGCTGGCCGCCTTTCTGGCTGTTGCCGCTCGGTCACCCTTTGTCTCTGCCAGGGGGGCCGCAACGAAGAATGTTTCTTTGCGAGCCTTCGTTTTCATATCACCAGAAATGATGGTGTAAGGCTTAGCCTCACCAAGCTCTCTTGGTTTTACTTCTTCAACGGTACTTTTCTCAGCGACTTTACTGGTCGATTTACTATCGTCCCCAGTACATGACTTAATTACGAAGAAAATAACGATGAGACCAATGGTTCCAAGGATGTAGTCCTTTATCGTAACCGCCGGATTTTTTATGCCGCAGTGGGGGCATACCTTTGCTGAGTTGCTGACTTCTTTTTTGCATTCCTTGCACTTCACCAACGCCATAATTTATCCCCTTTTCTCTTTTATCGATAAAGGGCTATTTGCTAGCCCATTCTTGTCAGAATTTTTTCCCCGCCCACGCCACGCGGCCGACGATATGCACGTCGGGGCGTTGATCCTTGGTGACCACCTGGGTTTCATAGCCTGGATTGTCGGAAATGATCTTGAACCCGCCGAACGGGTCAAATTGCAACCTCTTCACCAGCAGGCTGTCGCCGATGCGCAGCACATAGAGGCCATCGCGCAAGGCATCGCCATTGCACAGGTTCACCAGGATGATGTCGTTGTTGCTGATGGTGGGCTCCATGCTGTCGCCCTTGGCGCGGATCACCGCCAGCCGTTCCGGTGCCAGCCCCTCTTTCTTGAGCCAGTCCGTGCGAAACGCCATGGGGTCGGTTTTCAGCTCGTCTGAAACGGTCGCCCCGAACCCGGCCGAGGCGAACACCTGGTAGCAGTCGACCAAGGTGTAGTCCTGCATTTTGATGTTGTAGGTAGCGATAGGCTCTTGAAACCCGTGGGTATTATCACTGTGCCCAGCGCGAGCATAGACGGGGACTTCGGGGATCTCTGACACTTGCTCTGGCTGCTCACCCAAACCGAGGCAGAGCCACAGAAACAACCTAGGCTCGTGTCCACAAATTTGGGATACCAAGCCTACGGACGGCATTGTTTCACCGGTGAGGTACTTACGGATCACCGCATCGCTGACACCGACTCGTCGGCCAAAAGAGCTGTAGCTCTCTCTTCCTACCAGAATTTGGAGCCTCTTCGCAAAGGCTTTCATATCAAAGGTCGTACCGTTCAAGATTTCCATGCCATTAGAACCCTAGATAGAAATTTGTAATTTCAGGTTGCGCAGTATCGCGCTGGCGTATATTCTCGAACCCAAGATCGAACATTCGAACTATAGCTGTGAGAGACGAGTCGAAGTTCAATTACCTACGAGAAGACACGCATAGGGGCGCAGTATGACGCAACGTGACACCGAAAAACAGCCTTTAGGGGCGCAAGCTGCACCGGTAGGTGACGCTGTTCAACCGCAAGTTGACCCGCTGGCAGAAGTGCTGCGCCAGCTGGAAACCATCAAACAAGGCCTGGCGCTCTCTATGCTGCCGGCCATCCCGCTCGATGCCTTCCTGACCATGCTGCGTGACGAACTCAAGTTCGATCTGCCGCTGCGCACCGCGCAAGACATGATCAGCGATGGCCGCTTGCCCATCGTTCCCAAGCTGCGCCCTGGTGATAAGCCGTGGGTCAACCTGCAGCGCTGGCGCGAAATGACCAAGGAGCCGTCGAACTACTTCAAGTTTGTTCATGAGAACTCCAGTCATCGCGTGGCCAAAGCCGCCACCAAAAAGTCAGCGCAACGCGCTGCCGCCTGACCTAAAGGTAGCGATTGAGCACAGGGGGATAAAGTGTCAAACCAACGCAATCACTCACACAGCCACTTTGCCGGGGCCTGCGACCTGTTCAAACAGGCGCACAACATCAGCCATCTGGCGGAAAGCATCGGCATGACCAGCCATGTGCTTCACAACAAATTCAATCCGGCGTGTGAGCGGCACAACCTGACTGCCCAAGACTTGATCGCCCTCTACCTCGCCACCGGTGACGACACCCTGTTTGATGGCCTGCTGTTTGATTGCGGCCTGACTGCCGTTCGCCTGCCCGCCGCTGCTACCGCCGCCCCAGAGGCTCGCGCCCAGCAGGCGCTCAACGCCAGCGCCCAGATCATGGGCGTCACTGCCCAGGCGACCACCATCCTCGCCGGTGACCGCGTCACCAAATCCCACAGAAACACCGTCGTCACCGGCATCTGGGCAGGCATCGAGCACCTGGTGCTGATCGCCACCGAAGTCGAAAACAAATTTCAAGCCGTCCCTAGTCTTGCGTGTGCTGCCGACATGGCCCGCGCAGCCCTGGGCGCATAGGAGACCAGACCATGAGATTTCCGTGCCCACATTGTGGTTCACGAAGTGCGATTCGCAGCACCAACCGCATGAGCCCCCTCACTGGGATCCTGCGCTGCCGCTGCAACAACGATGATTGCGGGTTTGTGTTTCAGGTCGGCGTTGAGGTGACGGGGTACTACGTTGCCAGCGCTACCCCCAACCCAGCCATCAACCTGCAAAAGCTCAATGGCGTAGGTCGCCACTGGGAACCGGGGGTGAACTTCAAGGATGTAGCCCCGTTCCGTTCAACCATCCACCCCTTCAAAGCGGTAGAGGAAGAACGCAACAAGACCAAGGAGAAAGCATGAAACTTCGCGCCGAGCAGCCGGGGCTGATCCCGCTGCCTCACCTGCTGTTTAACCGCGCCGTCGTGGTGTGTGAACCGGCCGAGCCGGTGATGCGCATCACCACCCGCTTTGACGGCAGCTATCTGGAAGACAGCCAGGGCCGCCGTGGTGCCCTGCGCTTTACGCCACGCCAACAACCCCGCCCGCACTGGCTGACCAAGCTGTTGCAGGCATAACCGGAGGGCCACCCCATGAACACAGCACAGGTTCTGCCATTTAAACCAGAGCAAAACGTCTCTTGGTCAGAGCGCCTGAGTTGTCAGCAACCGATGTCTGCTGATGAAGCGCTGGCGGAAGTCCGAGCCCAGTTCGGCCGCAATGGGGCGGCCAGCCGCTGGTCACGCCTGCCGACTCGGGCCCGCTCGGTCATCTGCTACGCGGCCGGGGTATCAACCACCGCCGCCGGGCAGGAGCTGGACCAGTTCGACTTTGAACAACAAGAGGCGATCCGCCTCGCCCTGGGCGACCTGCTGGCCACCCTGCGGGAATTCGACGGGTCAGTGCTGCACCGCCGCGAATGGCACCGCACCACCCGCCGCATTGAAGGGCCAAGCCGCAGCGAGCTGGAACAGGCAGAACACGAAGACAAGCGCCGGGCCGAGCTCAACGAGCAGGCCAGCATTTTGGAAAGCCGCAGAGCGGTGATGAAGAAGGTGGCCGGAAACGGCCAATAAAAAACCCCGCTATCGGTGTTGGCGCACCAGCGGGGCTTTCAATCAATCAACGAGGTAAACCTCATGAACAATAGTACAGCAGAACAGGCGATCCGCAAAGTCGCGAACAGCCTGATAAACACCCACCGCCCCCAGCTGGGGGCATGTCACAGCGTGGCGGTCGAATCCAGCCTCGAAGCCCTGGCCGAACTGGCCGACGAACTGGGCCTGCTCGGCATCTACGCCGAGCTGACCAAGCGCCTCGAAATCCTGCGCGGTGGCCAGCGGCCCCACATCATCGGCGTGGAAATGTTCGGCATCTGCCGTTGCAACGGAGGTCAGGCATGAGCAAGACCATCATGACCCTCGCCTGCCTGAAACAGTGGATAGCCGAGAACGAAGCGCGCCTGGTGCCCACTGCCCCGCTCTGCTGCTGCGGCGAACTGGGGATCTCCATCCGTGTCGAGGCTGGCCATGTCGCCATTGACGAGCCGGATTACAGCCAAGTCGAAGGGGGTGCCCAGTGACTGATGACCTGTTCGAACTGGAACCGCCTGTCGACGAGCTGGGCGGTTGTGAGTCAGGCCCTGCCCACATGCAACCACCGGCACCGGTCAGTCAGCTGACCAAGCACTGGGAAGCTGCCAAGGCGGAGTTCGAAAGAACAAGCGAATGCCCGCGCACTGAGGTCGACGAGCTGCTGGCACTGGGCGCTATTCGCGCCGTGTACTGGCTGGCCGTCGGCAGCGACGATCTGCCACTGGCAAAAGAAATAGCCGAGTGGTGGGCAGACTGCGAACCACTCCACGGACTGGGGGAGACCATCAAATGAGCGACCAACAAGTCATTGACCAGTGGGTCACCAAAATGCTGTCCGCCGAGGCCAGCCTGCACGGCCTGCAGCTCGACCTGCTGGACATGCGCAAAGACGGCCCCCACGGCCAACGCACTCCGGCCAGAACTCACCTTATCTTGTGCCGCCAAGCCCGCACTGCCGCCCGTATTGCTTCACGCAAAATCCAGTCTCTCTATACCGGAGGTGCGGTATGAAGCTGTCCATCCCGCTCACGCCTGAAATGAGAGTCCGGTTGATGTACGCGGAAAACCTTGAAATCGAGGTTCATGAATCGATAGTGCAGGAGCAATTAAGCATCAACGCAAGCGCTTGGCGCGCCATGGTGCTCGAAAGCATCGTCGCCACATTCGAGAACGATGGTGGGAGCGCAATAGATATTGATGGACGACGTTATGTCAGTGCCGCCCGTCTTGAGCAACTAGCAGCCTCACTCCGCCAGCAGAATACATCAGGGGACGCCATCTAATGACCCATCAAAAACCAGCCGGGCTTGCCCCGGCTTTGGGCGTCCTGCGCCCTGCAAACCACAATCCCGTCACGCTTGAACCCTGCACCAAGTGCCATCAGATGGCAGTTTGCATGCCGGTAGCTGGGCGCCACGGTCGCCGATCCTACCCCTATTGTGTCGAACGTTGCTGGCCGCTGGCACGCGCCGCCAGTGAAACCGTGGTGAAGGCCGCCCCTGCGGCCCGCCCCTCAATGCTCTGCAGCTGCTGCGGCGATTTCAGCCATGTGCGCCCGGTCATTCTGTCCGGCAACCGCATGACCAGCCTGTTTTTCTGCGAAGCCACCTGCTGGTCAGATCGGCTGGCAACCCTCGACATGGTACCGACCTGCACCCAGTGCGGCCGCTACCTGCAACCGAACGAATACACAGCAGGCAAATGCGGGGTATGCAAATGATATACGGCAGCGTTTGCAGTGGTATTGAGGCCGCATCACTGGCTTGGGAGCCGCGTGGCTGGAGACCCGCATGGTTCGCCGAGATTGAGCCATTCCCGAGTGCTGTACTGACTCACCACTGGCCACATGTAACCAACCTTGGCGATATGACAAAAATAGCTGCAGCAGTCCTCAACGGGGATGTTGTGGCTCCCGACATCCTTGTCGGTGGAACGCCTTGTCAGGCGTTTTCCGTTGCCGGCGCCCGTCATGGTCTGGCTGATGACCGTGGTTTTATGACTATCAAGTACGTGGAGCTTGCCAATGCCATTGATCAAAAACGAGCAGCAGCAGGAGCTGTTCCCTGTATCACTGTCTGGGAAAACGTCCCCGGCGTCCTCTCGTCCAAAGACAACGCTTTTGGCGCATTCCTTGGCCTCCTTGCCGGGGAAGATTGCGAGCTCATCCCACCAGGGAAGAAATGGGAAAACGCTGGTTGTGTGCTTGGTCCCCAAAGAGCAATCGCGTGGCGGGTCCTTGATGCCCAATATTTCGGAGTGGCCCAACGCCGCCGCCGTGTGTTCGTTGTCGCAAGTGCTCGAGAAGGGTTCGATCCCGCAAAAGTTCTTTTTGAGTGCGAAGGCGTGCGCCGGGATTCTGCGCCGAGCAGAGAAGCGGGGAAGGCAGTTGCCGCCCTTACTGCAAACGGCGTTGGAACGTGCGGCGCAGACGACAACCAGGGACAAGCAGGGCACCTAATCCCCACTATCGCTGGAACACTGCAGGCCAACGGCAAGGCCGCTGGCTCTGCCACGCAGCAGGATGCTGAAAGCGGGTTGCTGGTCGTTAACGGAACCCAGGACCCCGACACCAACGTCGAATTGGCCCACACGCTCGGCCGTAATCATGGGCAGGAGAATGCGGTACTGGCTAGGTACAACAGTATCAAAGACCACGACCAGCGCGTCATCTTCTCTGCCAATAACTGGGATGAGTTGGTGCAAGAAAGGCCTGCCGTGCCTGTGGCCTTCAGCTCCAAGGACGATGGCGGTGATGCGACTGAGAACATGCCTCCAACTTTGCGGGCATGCGGCCACACCAACAGCCATGCCAACGCAGGAGCTCCTCCTGCGATTGCTACGGCAATGGCCGTCCGCCGCCTAACCCCTGTCGAGTGCGAGCGCCTGCAGGGTTTCCCAGACAACCACACCATGATACCGGCCGCGAAGCGCAACAAGCTGATCGCAGATGAACTGGCATATTTGCGCCGCCACTTCCCACTCATACCTGAGGAAGAGGCGCACAGGATGGCAGCAGACGGTCCGCGCTATAAGGCGATCGGCAACTCCATGAATATAGAGAGCATGGAGTTTATCGGGCGCCGCATAGAACTTCATCTCTCTGAAACTGGGAAGTCAGGCTCAGATGAGGTGGTCGCATGATGGAGCCAATCAACAACCTGCAGGGCATCCAGCTGCCCCAGCACTACCTGGTCAGCCACCATGCCATCAATATGGCTGGCGCAGCCGAGCAACTGGCCCGCGTCGAGTGGCACGTTGCCAAGCCGCTGGCCAAGACCTACCTGCACCGCTACCCCGCCAACCCAAAAACCGCCAATGTCTGGCTGCGCCGCATCGTTGACGTGTGCGAAGCTGCGGCGGCCCGCTTCCCGATCCCTGTGGTCGGCCTGCGCAACGACATGCGCCGCGAGCTGGTCGCCGCCGAGTGGGCCCGCCGCTGCCAGCAACTGCTCAACACCGGCGCCAACGAGCGCACCGCCACCGAGCTGCTGGCTGACCTTGGCTCTCAGGCACAGGCGTGGCACTTCTGCCCCACCTTGCCGGTTCACCCCCGCACCCGCGCCGAGCGCCTGCTGGAAAGACCGCTGACAGAAGCAGAGCGGGCCAATCTGGCCCCTGCCGTGGACAAGTTCGAGGGCGACGCTGCCAGCCTGCTGGTGCGCCTGCTCGATGAGTCCTGGTGGCTGCGCAAGATTAACCGAGCCTGGGCCATCTATTGCGAGCTGATCGCCATCCTCACCGGCCAAGTGCGCAAGGGGGTCAGCCCCTACGCCAGCGCCCACGCAGTGCGCGAGTTCACCCAGCGCAAGGCGGCCCAGCGGGCATGGATGGAGAGCATGAGCGCCGTCAACGAGGAACTGGGGCAAGAGATCGATCTAACTGACGCCATCATGGCATCCGTGGCCAACCCCGAGATCCGCCGTCATGAGCTGATGGTGCGGATGCGCGGCTTTGAGGATATGGCGCAGGAACAGGGCAAGCTGGGCCTGTTCCTGACTCTGACCGCCCCATCCAGCTATCACGCTTGGCGGGTGGGCAAACAAGACAAGGCCAAGACCTACCAGAACGAAGACTTCAACAACGCGACCCCGACCGAGACAAACCGCCTGCTGTGCAAACAGTGGGCCCGCTTTCGTGCCGCGCTGGCGCGGGAAAAGGTAGGGGCCTTTGGCTTTCGGGTGGTGGAGCCGCATCACGACGCCACCCCGCACTGGCACTGCCTGCTGTTCATCAACCCGGAACATCAGCACGTCTTTCTGACCCTGCTGGCCTTCCACTTTACTGCCGCCGAACGGGACGAGCTGAAAATGCCCAACGGTGCCGAGCTGAACGCTTTGGCAGAGTCGCGCATCCGTAACAAGTTGCCGCACATCAAGAGCCTACTCGACATCACTGACAAGCAGACCATCAAGGCCATCAACCCCAGGGTGAACTGGAAAGAGATCGACCCGACCAAGGGCAGCGCCACCGGCTACATCGCCAAATATATCGCCAAGAACATCGACGGCCATGCCGTGGGGATGGACTACGAGGCCGAGGCCCCCGTAGACCACACCACCATCGCCGTGGCCGCTTGGGCCAGCTGCTGGCGCATCCGCCAGTTTCAGCAGATTGGCGGCCCTGCCGTGAGTGTGTGGCGCGAGCTGCGCCGCTTGGGTGACGACGTGATCGAATGGGACTGTGTGCTGGAATTAGCCCGCCACGCGGCCAGAAACGCCCGTTGGGGCGACTTCATCAACGCCATGGGCGGCATTGATGCCCCTCGCAAAGAGCACCTGATCCGCCTCTCCAAGCGCATGGACGAAGCCGCCAACAAATACGGCGAGGACGTGATCAAGCTGCTGGGGGTGATCTCTGACGTGGGTCAGACCACCGCAACCACCCGCACAGAAGGCTGGCAGATAGTGCGCAAGGGGGCAGCGGTGCAGGGTTTGGGCGAGCAGCGCGAGCATGCAGTGGGCGAGCGCAGCGAGTTGCCTTTGAGCAGCGGCAGCTGCGCCCCTTGGAGTTCTTTCAATAACTGTACGGAAGGATCCAAATCAGGGGTTAAAGGATCCACTCTGGCTAAAGAGTTGAGCCGAATGGGTCTTGATGCGAGCAACGCCGCCCTGCTGCAACACGGCAGCATCATCAATGCCGGCGGCCAGTACGTGCGCCTGGTCAGCGATCGGCTGATTGTGACCCGTCACTGGCCTGGTGCTGGCGATGCGGTCGCCAATCAGCTGACCGCCGAGGTCGAGGCAGAACTGGCCCGCAACCGCGCCGCCAGCAACGCCGAGCTGAAAGAGCAAGCCCGCGAGCTGATCCACTCCAGCGGCAGCGTCACCGACTGGCTGGCCGCCATGCCGCTGGCGCAGGCCGAAGAGGCTATCGCCATCTTCACCCGCCTGCTGGATGACGAAGAAGACCGGGGCAGCTATCAGCCCTCCGAACAGGAGCAGGCCCGCGTCGCGAGCATGCAAGCCGACAACGACCGCCATCAGGCGGAGATTGCCAAGGCGCGGGCGCGCCTGGGCGTGGAATAAGGAAGTCAGAAAAATGCATACTCCAGTTTTGCGTTATCACGGCGGTAAATTTCGCCTCTCCTCTTGGCTCTACGGCTTCTTCCCCAAGCACGAGATCTATGTTGAACCATTCGGCGGAGCTGCCTCAGTCCTGCTACGCAAGCCTCGCAGCCATGGCGAGGTTTACAACGATCTCGACCAAGACATATTCAACCTGTTCCAGGTGCTGCGCGACGAGAGGGCAGCCGCCCGTTTGCGTGAGCTGTGCGAACTGACGCCGTACAGCCGTGACGAGTTCCAACTGGCGTACCAGCACACCACCGACCCCATCGAGCGAGCCCGCCGCACTATCGTCAGGAGTGCCATGGGGTTCGGCAGTGGGGCGGCAACGGGCCACAAAACGGGGTTTCGCTGCGAGGCCCGCCGCAAACATGCCACAAGTGCCGATGTGTGGGTGAAATACCCGGCGGTGCTGACATGGGTCGCCCAGCGTCTACGCGGGGTAAACATCGAGAATCGCCCTGCTGCCCAGTGCATAGCCTCTCACGATACGGATCGGACGCTATTCTATGTCGATCCTCCTTACATGATGGAAACCAGGCGTATCGGCAGCTCTGGGCACGTCTACCGCCATGAGTTGACCAAGCCGCAGCACGTAGAGCTCCTACAGCAGCTGCTGGGCGTTCAGGGAATGGTTGCCTTGAGTGGCTACGCCTCCGAGCTATACAGCGACATGCTGACCGGGTGGCACTGCGAGACAAAGCAGTCCCGGATCAGTGCTGGTGCTGGTACAGGGATAAAAACTGAGTGCCTATGGTTGAATCCTCAATGCCAGGTAGCGCTGGAACATGGGGCGATAGACATAGGTCACACATCACGCGGGGCATATGTCACACATCACATTCGTCAGCAGGGCACCGAGGCAAAAATCAGCGCCGCGATAGCACATCTTGAGGGCCTGGGATCTAAGGTAACAAAAAAGGCCGTGGCAGCCGTGGCCGGTGTTTCAAGGGAACACATAACAAGAAAATACGGGCACTTGTTCAATGTTGAACAAAGTAATGAGGTGGCGGCATGACTGACACCATCACCCGCGCCGACGTCGAACGCCTGCAACCGCATTGCCTGCGGCACTGGCCCATCATCCAGCAGCACCCGCCGGGATCGGCGGGCCGCAAGGCCATCGCTCGCGAACTCAATGGCCTGCCGGCCGCCGACCGCCACATCTGCGATCAGTTGCTCGACCGGATGGAACGGGTCATCTGCTTCAAAGATGCCTGGTTCCCCTTATACCTAGGCGAGCTCGATACCCTCACCCCACCGGTGAAGGCCAAGCGGGTGCTACCCACTGGCCCCACCGCCAAGCAGGTATGGAAGGACACCCGGGCGCGGCAGGGTGCGTTTGCCAAAGGGATCACAAGATGAGCAAACCAAAGGACGCGAAAACCAGAAAGCAGGCGCAGCGATCAAGAGACGCTGCGCTCGGTATCCAGCGGGTAGAGGTGCGGCTCTCCATCCGAGAACGAGAGCAGCTGGAAACCCTGCGCAGTGCTCGAGCCGGATCCGGTGAACCCTACAGCGCCGACGAGTACATCAGTACCCTGCTGCGCCGCGACTGGGAACGCTGGCAGCAGCAACAAGAAGCGCTGGCCAAGCTGACCTGCCCGAACTGTGAATGTGCTCTGCCTGCTGGATGCGGCGGTGCATTCAAAGGGCAGCCGGAGTGCTGGCACACCCAGGGCGACAAGACGCTCGCCCTGTAAGGAGGCAACATGCAACAGATGCAACAAGTTGAGCCCGCCGTCGGCGGGCGCTACCGGGTGATCCGTCCCGCCGAATCGGTCGAAGACATCGACGGCAGCCTTGTCACCTTTGCCCCGGTCGAGTTCGTGGCCGTGATACTGGAAAAACCGGATAAGGTCATCGCTTTTGACGGGTATAAAAAGAAAGTTGAGCCCCTGCCGGAACACCTGAAAGCACCCGAATGGTTACTGATCCGAAAACTCCGCACCGGCAGGACGCAGTGGTTACACCGAGAAACCTGTCAGCTGGTGCCATTACCTTAAAAATCACTCGTTGTGTCCGGTCACAAAACCCAAAGCGTGACCGGACACAATGCAGCGATTACCATGTCGGCACAACAAAGCGAGGTACCCAATGAGTTTTAACCTGTGTGACCTGCCGCCAGAAGAAAAGGCCCTGATCGAAGTCGACAAAGCCGCAGCCTATGCAGTGTGGAAGGAACGCAACGGCAAGCTGGCCACGGCAGAGCTGGACAGCTCGGCCTTTACCGACCATCAGCTTGAGGTGTTCACCAAAGCCCTGGCTAAGTACCGAGCTAAGCCATAACCACCGATGGCTAATCAGTTTAAAGCCCCTCATGTAGGGGCTTTTTAATATATTGAAAGTGGGATAATCAATATGTACATAGTATGTACACAACCTGTACAAATAAGGCCGTAAGAAATCAGATTAGGATGTCAAAATGATATTATTTTAATATTAAAGTAATATCATTTTAGGTGGTGATTGATTGCTTATATACCTGCATATAAACATTGAAGCAGCGCCACTCTAAAGGGATGAGCATGGCGGCACTCCTTGCTATGAGTGTGATCTTAATGTCCACGAAGGACGCGAACTCACTAGCGGGTTAGGATGTTGTCCGGCCTAGATAATGACTCGATACTATTGTTTGCTTATGGCTTCAATATTTATGAAGGCTTAAACATTTTTAAAAAAATACCTAACAAAATTCATTGACTGACAATATTCACGGCGCATAAGATGCGGCAAAACTTGAAGGTGAAAACAAAAATCCGGTCATGCAGGAGGGTGTTATTTTGTCTGTTAATAATATAAGTGTGTCAGCGGTAAACCTTAACTGCCCCAGACCACACCGACAGCAGCCATTCAATTTCAGCATCGCTCATGCTGAGAAATATCGCTCGCTGGTCGTGTCTTGCCTCGGAAAGAGAGAGCCAGGCCGGTGCCGGCAGCATCTGCTGAACACTGATCCCGAGGTGCAGGCACAGCAGAACGGCGTCTTCCAGGTTGATAAATCCGCCATGCTCATCATCCACCCAGCGCGACACAGTGCTGGGATTGACCCCAATCAAACGGGCCGCATCTGAGTATGAGAGGTGGGAGTTGTCGAGCAGCGTCCGCAGTCTGGCCTTGGAATCAAGGAGGTACTGCCGTGCGATCACTGGTAACGGTCTTTTTCGCTTCATCCTGGGCTGTCTCCAACGTACTGGACCGCCCGCGCTCTGGTTTTTATATGCACTGCACCTGTCAGAAGTGACAGTAAAAAACACTCATTTATGCAAAAGCTAGTCGGTGAACACTGAGATATGCAACGCCGTCCTGAATAAAATGGACTGGCCAAACCAGTGAGCAACGATAAGCCACGGGACTAACATCAATCGGGAGCAAAAAACTATGCAAGCACCAACATCCGCCATCGTCTTTGAGAACATCTACTACGTATCGGCGATGATCACGGAAGCGAGTAACCCTGCCCAGCACGGCCACCTGGAATCCATCATCCAGACCCTGACATGGGCAGGGACCAAAGCCGACTCGGAGCAGAAGACAACACACCTTGCCAACACAGTTGCCAACTGATTCTGTGCATAACTTGAACAACGGGGGCCACTGGCTCCCGTTGCTTTTTACGTGGGCCGAAACTGAAAGGATCTGACGGAAAGTGAAGGATCACAAAAAGGATCTGGTGAGCCGTGCGCGCCCAGTGCTGGCGCGGGGAGCAGCTACCCGGCCACAGTCTTTCACCTGCATGATTTCCCACACATGAAGCGCGCAGGCGAGGCGGGGTCCCGATTGCGCGCCAGCGGTGCGGAGGGGGTTCGCCACCGCCCAGCAGGCCACGCCAGCGAGCGCAGGTCGCACGTGCTGGATCCGGCCTTGTGGCTGCGTGGGTTTGAAGGGCAATCGCGCAGCGGGCCGCTGGTGCGCTTATGTAGGGGGTGAATGCGGCGAGGCCTGCGCCTTGGCTAGTCAGGTGCTGCCTGACCAGTGACGGGGCAAAAGAAAACCCCGCCAGATGGCGGGGTGGTCGGGGTGCGCTGGCCGGGTCAGCGCAGCTGATCGCCCTGGCTGGCCGGTTCGGTACCGGCGGCGAGCTTGTACGGGTTGAACCTGATGATCTCCTCCCCTGCCCAGTCGTTCATCGCCAGCAGGCTGGCCTTGATGCTGTCGATCTCGTTGACGTCGAACACCTGGGCGGCCTCAGTCACATTGCCAAACCCGCCTGTGCTGTTCGGCATCACCCCCATCAGCTGGGGCGGTACCCGGTGGGTGGCCAGCTGGTCATCCCGGCTCACGTTCTTGATGCTCAAGAAGTCATCCTTGGCCGCCACCTCGGCCACCGGGATCAACTTCACCCCGTCCTTTTGGCCGCCCGGCGTGTAGAGCAGTAGGTTACGGAAGTTGCCGGGGCCCTTGCTCTGGCGCAGCGCCTCCCGCAGCTTGGTGATGTCCCCCTCGTTCTGCAGCGGGTCAGTGATGTGCATGATGAAACCGGCGTGGCTGCCGTTCTCATAGTACCGGCGACGAAACAGGGTGGCCGACTCGTTCAGCAAGGTCGAATTCAACCCGCCAACATAGTCGGGGATGCCGTAGATCTCCTGGTTGATATCGCTCTCCATCACATGGCCCACCCGACCGGCGGGCAGCTCCTGCTCCTGCCCAGGCTGGGCAATCCACCAATAGGTGGCCATATCCAGCCCGCGCCGGGTGTACTTGGCGCGCAGATGGTCATAGCGCAGCACCCCGCCGATCCGGTTCTGCACCGCCTGCAGATAGCCGTTGCCAAAAATCAGATAGTCCAGCGCCAGCCCGGTGAAGCCCGCCAGACTCAGTTTCGGATGAGGGATGAAGCAGGAGCGCAAGATGTTGCGCTTAACCTGAATGGCAGAGGCATGATGCACACCGGCCCGATAGACCCGCGATAAGCCATTGAGGGAGAGCGGCGGCTCATACCAGCGGCCGTTGTGCATCGCTTCCAGGTAGTCGAACACCTCCCGCTGCGATAAGACCGGCACCGGCTCGCCAAAGCTGAACGCCTCGATGGCCTCGCCACCGGATGGCTGGGTCGCCGTCAACGGCGGCGTAGGGGTTGAAGAGAGGCGACGATTGCGACGTTTGCTCATTAGAAAAACTCCATAGAACCGGTATTGGTACCGTTGGCGCCTGCCAGCGGCTCATGTAACAGGGCCTGCATGGTTGCCCACGCAATATCGCCGTGGCTGACCTCTTCGGAACGGCTCGACTCAAAGGTCGGCATCTTGCCGGCGGTTACCCCCCGGCGAATGCTCATAAAAGCGGCCGCCAAATCATTCCACCCGCTGTCAAACTCCAGCCGCCCCTTGTTCATCACATCGATCGCCTTCATGACCATGCGGATCTTCACACTCGGGTTGTACTGGATTGCGGTAACTGCGGGATAGAACACCTTCACATTCTGATAGACCCCCTCCCCGATCCCCGTTGTGTCGATGCCGATATAGGACACGTTATAGCGAATCGTCATCTGGCGGATGGCCTCGGCCTGCGCCGCAAAATCCATCCCTTTCCACTGGTGGCGCTCCAGCACCCGAAACTTGCCACCGGGCACCGCGGGCGGCGCCAGCACGGCACAGCCTGCGCTGTCACCCTGCCCGCCCTTCGCCGGGTCATAACCGATCCACACCGGCCGATTACCCATTGGTCGCATGGCAAAATGCTTATAGTCCTCCCATACCTCCCAGCTATCGACCATGCACCGTTGCAACATCGCCAACGGGAACACGCTGGACGTGTCGTCCATGAATTCGCACATCAGCAGGTTGCGGTATTCATCCTCGGAATACTCAGAGCGCAGCTGATCCAGGTCGAACAGGTCGCAGCCCCCGCTCACCGCATCCTCGACCGTGACTATCTGTCGCCACTGGCCATCGGCGCACAGCTTTCCTCGGGCCAGATTGGTGTGGCTAAGGTCAATCTCGACCTTGTCGGCCTTGGCCTTGCCTCGGTTGAAGTTGGCACCAGACCAGAACGCATAGGCGGGATGGGATAGGCTGGAAGGGGTGGAAATGTAGGTCTGGCGCCACTTCTTGTGCATCGCCATGCCAGAGGCCACCTTGCGGAACTCAAGAAAGCCATGGATCCAAAAATACTCATCCATGTAGATGTTGCCGTGGTAGCTCTGGGCGGTGCGGGCGTTGGTACCAAGGAAATACATGTGAGCCCCGTTCGGCAGCACCATGGGGTCGCCTTTCAGCTCTACCCCCTCCTCCTTGGCAAACTGGATGATGTACTGCTTGAACACATGGGCCTGCGCCTTGCTGGCAGACAAGAAAATCTGATTTCGCCCGGTCACCAGGGCATCAATGAACGCCTCGAAAGCAAAGAAGTAAGTGGCCCCAATCTGGCGCGACTTGAGCAGGTCGCGGATCCGGTGCAGCTTACCAGCCTCGTACCAGGTGCGTTGATAGCCAAACATGGTCGAATCGAACCGCTCAATTAACCGCTCCTGCTGCTCGGGCTCGACCACATTGCGCTCGGGCGCCTTCTTCGGCCCCTTGTTACGGTTCGCCACCTTGGGATTGAGGTCGGTTTCATTACCGCCGTTACTGTATTTGTTGACCCGGGCGATCCGCTCCAACTGGCGGCCCAGCAGGTCAATCTCCTTGAAGTCGCCGCCGCTCTTCACATCCTTGGCGATCAACTGGCACATCCGCGCCTCAATAGCGAAGTCGACCCGGTCAATGGGTTTGATGTCATCCCAGCCGTCGCGCTTCTTCCAGGTCGAGACCGTCCCCTCCGGCGTTTGCAGCAATTCAGCAATGGCGCGGAGCGGGTAGCCCTGAAAGAACAGGTGCATGGCCTGCCGTCTGGGTTCGATATGGGGGAAAAGTAACGGTGCTGTAGTCATGGCGCCAGTCTACCGACCAAGACAAGCACCATGACGCCCGCGCCAGTGTATCCACCGTGGATACACTGGCCGCCGATTGCACGATCCCGCCTGTCACCCAGACCATAACCGCGACATCACCACCCAATCACCAAAGGGATCCCAGCTCATGGCGAAGAAAGCAAAATTCAAGCGCGTCGCGGTGGCAGGCCAAACCACTGACGGCCGCACTATTGCGCCGGAATGGCTCACCCAGGCAGCCAAAAACTACAACCGCGAAAAGTACGGCGCCCGCGTCAACCTCGAACACTACCTAAGCCCGTTCCCTGATAGCGATTTTCGCGCCTATGGCGACGTGCTCTCCGTCTATGCCGAAGAGGTCGAGATTGACGGCGAAAAGAAAATGGCCCTGTTCGCCGATATCGACCCGACCGAAGACCTGATCAAACTCAACAAAGCCCGCCAGAAGGTTTACACCTCCATCGAGCTGGATCTGGACTTTGCCGGTACCGGCGAGGCCTACCTGGTAGGTCTTGCAGTGACCAACACCCCCGCCAGCCTCGGTACCGAATACCTCCAGTTTTGCGCCGGTGCTGGCGACAAAAGTCCGCTGGCTGCTCGCAAGCAAAAATCGACCAACCTGTTTACCTGCGCCATCGAAACCGAAGTCGAATTCACCGAAGAGGGCGACAAAGGCCCGTCACTGCTCGAAAAGGTCAAGGGCATGTTCACCCGCCGCGATCAGGCCAGTGGCGAACAGTTCGCCGACGTGCATCAGGCCGTGGAAGCCGTAGCCACTGAAGTGACCAGCCTCGAAGAAAAGACCAAAGGGAAATTCAACGAGCTGGCCAACACCGTCAACGAGCTGAAAAACGCCGTCACCAAAACCAGCGAACTGGAAACAGCCTTCAACGAGCTGAAAGCATCGCTGGAAGGCCAGGAAGATTTCAGCCACAAGCGCCAGCCCGCCACCGGCGCCCAAGGCACCTCCATTCAAACTGACTGCTAAGGACCCCATCCATGCGTAACGAAACCCGCCAGAAGTTCAACGAGTTCACCGGCCAGGTGGCCAAACTCAACGCCATCACCAGCGCCATGGTGCAGTTCAACGTGCAGCCCAGCGTCCAGCAGACACTGGAAACCAAGATGCAGGAGTCGGTCGCCTTCCTTTCCGTGATCAACATGGTGCCGGTGGATGAACTCAAGGGGCAGAAGGTCGGCATCGGCATCAGCAGCACCATCGCGGGCCGTACCAACACCGATAGCAAGGACCGCCAGCCCAACAACCCAGCCGCCCTGTATGACCACAAATACGAGTGCGCCCAGACCAACTACGACACCATGATCGGCTACGCCCAACTCGATTCGTGGGCCAAATTCCCCGACTTCCAGACCCGTATTCGCGATGCCATCATCACCCGCCAGGGGCTGGACCGGATCATGATCGGCTGGCACGGCACCAGCGCGGCTCCCGACACCGATCGCAATGCCAACCCCCTGCTGCAAGACGTCAACATCGGTTGGCTGCAGCACATCCGCACAGATGCACCGGCCCAAGTCATGAGCGAGGGCACCGAGGGAAGCGGCAAGATCTACGTGGATACCACCGACGGCGACTACAAGAACCTCGACGCCTTGGTGTTCGACGCCGTCAACGAGCTGATTAAACCCTGGTTCCAGGACGACACCGATCTGGTGGTGATCTGCGGCCGCAAGCTGCTGTCCGATAAATACTTCCCCATCATCAACGACGCCAGCGACAACCAGAACAAGTTGGCAGGCCAGGTGCTGGTGAGCCAGAAGCAGATCGGCGGGCTCAAGGCTGTGCGCGTCCCCTTCTTCCCGGAAGACGCGCTGCTGATCACCAAACTCAGCAACCTCTCTATCTACTGGCAAGACGGAGCCCGCCGCCGCCATATCGAGGAAGAGCCCAAGCGCAACCGCATCGTCAACTACGAAAGCTCCAATGACGCCTACGTGGTCGAGGACTACGACTGCGCCGCCCTGGTCGAAAACATCGTCATGGGGCCGAACCCGGCCCCCGGCGAGTAAGGGGGTGGTATGACTCCCGCCCGTCGCCACCGCGAAAGAGCACTGGCCGCCCTGCAAGGGGCGGCCAGTCCCCAGTTCGACCAGGCCCGTGCCAACGCTTACGAACTCCAGCTGATGCAGTTGGCCGAACACCGCCGCACCCTCAAGAGCATCCAGAGCATCGAGCGCAAGATCGACGCCAAGCGCACCATGCTGCCGGTCTACAAGCCGTGGATTGACGGACTGCTGGCCGCTGATCGCGGCGGCCAGGATGACGTCCTGGTCACCATCATGCTCTGGACCCTCGACACCGGCGATCTGGAAGGTGCCCTACCCATGGCGTCCTACGTGCTCCGCCATGGGCTCAGTACCCCTGATCGCTACGAGCGCACGGCCGCCACCATGATCGCCGAAGAGGTCGCCGATACCGCCATCAAGCAACAAGAAGCCGGAGCGGGTCCATCCACGTCGTTGCTAGGCCAATACATGGCCCGGCTGCACGGCAGCGACATCTTCGACCAGGTGCGCGCCAAGCTGCACAAGGCAGTAGGGCGCGCCTGCCTCGCCGATGGGCGCAAGCAACTTGCCGCCGAGCACTATCGGCGCGCCATCGAACTGCACGACAAGGTCGGCATCAAAAAAGAGCTCGAAGTGCTCGAACGTGAACTGAAAAAAGAACAGCAGCCCGACGCCCAAGGCGGCGGCAGCTAACCGAGCGAACCCCGCACCCTGGGCGGCTCGGGCCTGACGAATGCCAGCGGCATACCAGACGGCCCGACCACCGCCCAACCTGCGGATAAACAAACACAGGAGCACCATGAGCACCGGATTGATTGCCACAGCACCGACCGCGCCAGATGAAGGGGAGATAACCAGCAACCCATTCTGGCCCGCGATCTCGCTGCCTGACCTGCGTGAAACAGTCCGGCTTGATGGCACCGTCACCACCGCCCGCATCACCCATGCCGTGGTCGACGCCATCACCAGCGTCAACCGGGATCTGGCAGATTGGCGCATCGCCCGTCAGGCAGAGGGCCACACCACCCTGGCCGCCGTTCCGAGCGACGTCATCAACAACGAATCGGTGCACCTGCACAGCTACCGGCGCGCCGTCTATGCCATGACCCGCGCCAACCTGCTGGAGCGCTACACCGACTACAGCGCCACTGGTGACGGCGTCAAAGGGGCCGATGCCAAGATCGTGAGCTCTGACGACCTCTACCGGGATGCCCGCTTTGCCATTCGCGACATCCTCGGCACCACCCACAACACCGTGGAGCTGATCTGATGCAACTGCGCAGCCAACAGGGCGACACCCTCGATCTCATCCTGTTCCGGCACTACGGCTACACCGCAGGCATCACAGAGCAAGTGCTCAACCTCAACCCCGGTTTGGCCACGCTCGGCCCCATCATCCCGACCGGAACCCTCATCAACATGCCAGCGGCCCCCACCCAG